TATTTATCAATAAGTTCAAAAATACGACTTTTTATATAATTATCACTTTCCGTTGCATTGGTTTCTACTGCATGAAGTAATTTGATCACATCCTTTTTTGCTTCTGAAACTAACTTATCATTATTGGTTAACTCCAAATTATCTAGATTCCATTGTTTTTCTGTATAGTTATAAATCTTACTTCTAGGCTTTGTTGAAATAACTAACCATGATGAATCTAAATAATACTCAATAGTAATCGGGTAATCAATTGCTCTCATAACATTATCTTTACTCGATAAAGTAATTACTCTTTTACAATAGAAAAATACTATTCTTCGTCCTATCGAAATATCATCACGATAAGCATTGACTAATACAAAATGATCATCATAAGTATTTTCACACAAATGTTTTTTCAAGCAAGAACTTTCTACTAAAAATTTTTCACACGACTCACAGTCACTCAGCATATCAGCTATATCATCGGGAACACTTATTTTATGTATGTGTATATCCCTTATGCCTTCCTTTACAATATTATCAACCCATGACAATACATTTTCTCTATTTTCTTGTGACTTTAAGCCATAATTTTCAATAGCTTCAAGCAATGATGCCCGATTGGTTTTTCCTAAATCATAATCAATTTT